CAGCAGCAGTTCTTCGGGTGGTTTTCTTAACGATCTTCAGATGGGTCTTGGTATAAAGGAAAAGGATCAGGATTACATAGACAGGACTGCGGCGACGATTCAAAAGACGCAGGGTGACAGCGCGGCTTCTACATATTCGAACCAGATGGAGAACAAGGGTTTTGAGAGTAGTTACGACGCACCAGAGCCAGAACCTGAATCGAAGCCTACGCTAACTAAAGGCAATACGATTGGTCAGGTTTCCAAAAACGGTCAGTATGCTGGTGACGGGTTTGAGTGGGTAGAGACAACGACGTCTGGTGGATCAGAGTTCTTGACTCGTACTTATACGGGCGCTGGTAAGGACAACGGGCTTGGTCAGGATACTATCTTTGGTAATACGGCTCAAAAGGATATGAAAGAGACGATTGCTAAGATTTCCTTGGATGAGGGTAGTGCGTTTGCGTCTTCACCAGCTTCGGCTACGGACATTCCAGCGAATGATTTCGGTATACCGACTGGATTTTTTCCAGCTTCGGGTTCTTATGCGGAGCAGGTTGGACAGGCGGATTACACACCTACAATGCAATATGGGGATTCGGAACCAGCGTCTACTAAGACATTTGCTGAAACGTTTGCTGAAGAACGGTCTAAACAGGGGGACGGTGGTACGTTTACCTATGAGGGTAAAGAATATACCACGGATCTTGCGCCTATTGATACATCCAAACCTTTAACATCGAGCATAAGACCAGAGGTGCGACCAGAGCCAGAAGTAGAAACTGGCCCAGCTTTTGATTACACGGGCGTAAGTATGGGTGAGTTGGGTCGAGGTGCACCTGAAGGAACAGAGTCTCCTGGCACATTTAACTATGAGGTAGGCACAGATCCAGAGATGGAGATGCTGGTAAGTTTAAAGAACAAAGATCCAGACCTTTTGGACACTGGAGAGTACTTGGCAGCGTCTCAGTATGAGAAGGACAAAGAGGATCGGGCAGAGCTTCCGGGTAGTGTTAAGACCGCGAGTGCAGGTCCATTAGATAATTTACTTGAGACTTTATTTCCTAGTAAAGATCCAGGGTTAACGGACGATGATTTAGGTTTACCTTCGGAGCCAGTGGACTTTTCACAGTATGACTTGAGTCCGTTTGGTGGCGCTGGGCCAGAGATTACGCCTACAGTTACGGACAATGAAGCGGCAATGTCCGCTCAAGAAGCGAGTTTCGATCAGCCAGAAACTGAGGTTGAGAAAGAGTCTCTTCAAAAATCAATTTTGGATTATCTTCCTACACTAGATACTCTTAAAAGCGCTGCAATTGGTATTCCTGGTAACGTAAGCGATATGTTTACAGGTTTGGGAGGTTACGCAGATGTAACCTCTAGCTCTCGTGCTCCAGGTATTGCTAGTCCTACAGCGTTGCTTGCTCAAGAAATTTTGATGAGAACTGGTGCGGGAAAAGAAGCTGTAAAACAAAACATACTCAATCAACCTGCTGATACCGAAAGTCCTACAGGAAACATTTTGGGTGGTATTGGTGACTTAGTTGGAAAAGGTGCAGATGCGATAGAGAATTATTTCTATCCTGAGAAAGACAGATCACAGGCTGTATTTACAAGCCCTGGTGCTGATCCTAGAGAATTGGGGCTTGTTCAAGTATCGGGGCCAAAGGGTGATGAGATTCAAGGCGCTATAAACGTTGCAGCGGAAGAAGGTGCTGGTGGAGGTATTACGGATACTTTACTACAATTAAACCCAGTTACTAGGATTTTAAGTGCTGGGTTAAACGTTGGAGAAGGGTTTACAGGACTTCGAAACGAAACAGATCAACTTGTAGATCAATTGTATAACGAAGGTAAATTACAGGACAATAAAGTTTTTCAAGACACATTAAAGGCTCAAGGCGGTGATGTAGAGGCTGCTAAAAAAGCACTTTCAAATGCGGCTTTCTTTGATGGCACTGGAAAGATAGCCGCTATTTCAACAGGCGACGCTCTTGTTCCTAAAATTGGAAAAGGCATTACAGGTGTTGCCAAGGACGTAGCACTGAGAGCAGGCACCGAAGGAGCACAAGGTGGTCTTGAAAGCATGACTGCTCGTAGTTCTTTGAGTAATGTTCTTAATCTTACAGGCAACAACAGACTAGACATTACAGAAAACCTAGCGGGTGCAGTAGCTACTGAATTGATGTCAGGAACGGGGCAAGCTCCGGTATCGATTGCTACATCGGCATTAACCAGTCGAGGAGATCCAGAGTTATCATCTATAGCTCTTGCTAACCAAGCGGCTATGGAACAAGCAGCGGGGACACAGGGCGTTGCTTCGTTTGCTTCTCCAAGCACGGCAGTAGCGCAACCAGTACAAACAGCGCCCGAAGTACAGACAACTGTGGGCGGACTAAACGTCATGGCAAGTCCGACATTTGGAGAACTAGCGATGTCTAATGTACCAACATCGTATGATCCTGCAATTGGAACGGACTCCCCTGTTGGACTTCTTCAAGGTCCAAAACCAACTACATCTATGGATGTGATGGCGGCGGCTGAGATTATAGACAATCAGATATCAGAAACGGGCACCGTTGCTCCTGAAGTGCTGACAAATCTTCAGACGGCGACAGGACTTAGCATGGCGGAGCTAAACAACATTGCATCTTCCAGTCCTTCGGTTACAGGAAATCCACGTACATCTGATTTAACAGACGAAGTGACAGGTATTGGTGGTGGAAGTAATATTAGCGTAGAACCATTACCAAGTGGTGAGACGTTACTCCGTAACAACCGAACAGGTCGAGAAACTGTTGTGAATGAGGGCGCGAATTTATCAGAGGCTATTCAGGTCTTTGATGAGGTATCAACACCGTTTACAGCACCAGCTGCGGAGACGGCACCAAATATCGGCGGTATAACTTCTGCGCTACCAAACATTGATATGGGTGTTATCAATCAGTTAAATCAAGCGGCAAATATAGACACAGTTCCAGTTCTTCCGGGTCGGGATACTCTTCCGACAAGAGCCAACAATGTACAACTTGCTTCGGCACCACAGGCTGAAGATGGCTCGGTAACCATAGATCGTGGAACACCAGCGGTAACCGATGATCCAGGGACAGATGTCGGCGGATTGGAAGGAGAGATCCTACAAGGTGAAGTTGGACCAGCAGAAAACATTGTGGAAGACGAGGGTATGATTATTGATATAGACGCTGTCGAAGACGCTGATCAAATCACGGATCAAACTGTGGTGGATGTGGATAGCTCTATTCCTCCTGTTAAGACGGCAACTACAGTTCCAGTGTCTACAGATACAGACTCGGCTGTAGCTCCACTTACAGAAGTTGAGCCACCGTTGCCTCCACTACCGCCAGAAGAACCTGCCTTAGTTGGTGAACCAGATGATGACGGCGGAGTTACTGTAGATTTACCCGCAGACGCTCCGACTTTTGTGGCAACTGTTACTACTGAAAACGAAGACGGAGAGACAGAAACCAAATGTCCAGACGGATATCAGATGGTGGAGGGTCCTAATGGTCCGATTTGTCAGAAGAGTGTGGAGAAAGTTCGTATGAGAGCGGGTAGAAGCTTGCAACCGTACACACGTTTGAGAATACCAGAGGGCTATAGAGGTCCAGGTCAGAGACGCAAGACAGTTACTACGACAGAACGAGCGGAACCAATCACGACGTAAAGCATGAACTTACAATCGTTACCAGAAGAAGCGTTAAAAGAGATCTTAGCTCTGACTGAGGCTAAGAAACGGCTCGATTTACGTGAAGAAGCGTCAGAAAAGTTTATGCCGTTTGCTCATCATGTGTATGAAAACTTCATTGAGGGGCGACATCACCGTATTATTGCGGAAAAACTGGAACGTGTAGCGCGAGGTGAGCTAAAACGGTTGATAATTAACATGCCACCGCGTCATTCGAAGTCGGAATTTGCGTCATATTTAATGCCAGCATGGTTTTTGGGTAGAAATCCCAAGCTTAAAATCATTCAGGCAACGCACAATACGGAGTTGGCGGTACGATTTGGACGTAAGGTTAGAGATCTTATAGACGATCCACAATATAAAGACATCTTTCCTGATACCAATCTAAAAGAAGACAACAAAGGCGCAGGAAAATGGCAAACAGATAAGGGTGGTGAGTACTTCGCGGCGGGTGTTGGCGCTGCGGTTACTGGTCGGGGTGCGGATTTGTTTATTATTGACGATCCGCACTCGGAACAGGACGCTATGAGTGACAGTGCGTTCGATAATGCATACGAATGGTACACTTCAGGCCCTCGACAACGTCTACAACCAGGTGGATCTATCATTTTGGTCATGACTCGGTGGGGTAAAAAGGACTTGACAGGGCGTTTAATCGCCGCACAGGGCGGTGATGTGATGGCAGATCAGTGGGAAATAGTAGAATTTCCTGCAATTATGCCGTCAGATAAACCGTTATGGCCTGAGTTCTGGGAAAAAGACGCATTGTTGTCTATTAAGGCGTCACTTCCTGTAGGAAAATGGAATGCACAGTGGCAACAGACGCCAACTACGTCCGAATCGGCCATAGTTAAGCGGGAATGGTGGCGACCATGGGAGAAAGAAGACATTCCCTCGTTAAAATACATCCTTCAGTCCTATGATACGGCGTTTTCTAAGAAGGAAACGGCTGACTATTCTGCTATTACTACTTGGGGTATCTTTGAACCCGAAGAGGGTGAAATGGATAACATTGTTTTGCTCGATGCCCAACGTGGGCGTTGGAATTTCCCTGAATTAAAGGAGAAAGCCTATGAAGAATACGAATACTGGGAGCCAGACATGGTGTTGGTCGAAGCGAAAGCGACAGGTACACCACTCATTGACGAGTTGCGGCTACGCGGTATTCCGGCATTGGGCTTTGCACCTGGTAAAGGGCGGGATAAGGTAACCAGAATGCACATGGTTGCGCCATTGTTCGAAGCTGGTGTAGTATGGGCACCAACAGATAAGAAATTTGCTGATGAAGTTATCGAAGAAGTTGTTTCATTTCCTAATGGCGATCATGATGACTTTTGTGATAGTATGACTTTAGCACTGATGCGTTTTCGCCAAGGGGGATTTATTTCTTTACAAGGTGAGAACGATGATTTTGATGAATACCGACGTAAACGGGAGTATTACTAATGGCGTTGCCACCGATTGTAGACTCTGGGATAGCACCAGAGGACATGTTACCTAACGAAGCGTCTGTTGACGTATCTGTTCCTCAACCAGAGACCTTTGAGGGCGGTGCAGAAGTTATACCAGACGGTCAGGGCGGAGCACTTGTGCAAGCTTTGGCACAAGTAATGGGTGGTCAGGAACAAATCCAGCCTCCAGCGCACAACGCAAATTTAGCGGAAATGTTAGATGATGCGTATCTTGGAGAGATCTCTTCAGATCTTCGAGCTTCTTATAAAGAAGATATGGAGTCTAGGTCTGAGTGGGAAGAAACATATACAAAAGGTTTAGATCAGCTTGGTGTCAAGTATGAAGAGCGTAGTCAACCATTTGAAGGCGCTAGTGGCGTTACGCACCCGTTGATTGCAGAAAGCGTTACTCAGTTCCAAGCGCAGGCGTACAAAGAACTGTTGCCATCGGGCGGCCCAGTCAAAACCCAGATCATGGGTATGCAGGACCAGGCCCGTGAAGAGCAAGCTTCACGAGTAAAAGATTTTATGAACTATCAGATCATGGAGGTCATGGAAGAGTTTGACCCAGACATGGATCAGTTGTTGTTCTATCTACCGCTGTCTGGATCTACGTTCAAGAAAGTATATTTTGATGAGGCCAAGCAACGTGCGGTATCTAAGTTTGTTCCTGCACAGGATCTGGTTGTACCGTACTCAGCTTCTGATTTGGCTACAGCGTCTCGTGTTACACATGTGCTTCGTATGGACGCAAACGAAATACGAAAGATGCAAATTGCAGGTTTTTATCGTGATGTAAACATCAGTGCACAGGATGACGAGGACGATGAGGTTCGTCAAAAGGTAGACGAGATACAAGGTGTGTCACGTACATACAGTGATGACATCTATACAATACTGGAAATGCATGTCGATTTAGATCTTGAAAGTTTTGAAGACATGTCTCCAACAGGAGAACAGACAGGAATAGCCTTACCGTACATCGTGACTATAGATGAGGGTTCTGGAGAAGTCTTGTCTATTCGTCGTAACTTTGAAGAGGGTGCATCCCTAGCCAAGAAACAACAATACTTTGTGCATTATAAGTTTATGCCCGGTTTAGGTTTCTATGGCTTTGGTTTGATCCACATGATTGGTGGCCTTGGTCGTGCGGCAACGAGTATTCTTCGACAACTGATCGATGCAGGGACTCTTGCCAACCTCCCAGCAGGATTTAAGGCTAGAGGCGTAAGGGTTCGTAACGATGATGAACCATTACAGCCGGGTGAGTGGCGGGACATAGATGCACCAGGTGGGGATATCAGGGGTTCAATAATACCTTTGCCCTACAAAGAACCTTCGGGAACTCTAGCACAACTGCTTGCGGCGCTCGTAGAGGGCGGTAGACGCTTTGTTTCGCTTGCTGACCAGCAGACAGCCGACGCAAACGGTCAGGCTCCTGTAGGGACAACTGTGGCGCTCCTAGAGCGTGGTATGAAGGTTATGTCCGCTATACACAAGCGATTGCATTATTCTCAGAAGCAAGAGTTCAGAGTATTAGCTCGAATATTTAAAGATAATTTACCGCAACAATATCCGTATGAGGTTGAGGGCGGTAACCGAATGATCATGGCAGAAGACTTCGATGAGCGTATTGATGTTATTCCTGTTAGCGATCCAAACATATTCTCAATGGCGCAAAGGGTTACGTTGGCACAAACTCAGTTACAGTTGGCGCAGTCAAACCCCCAGATGCACAACTTACACGCGGCTTATCGTCGGATGTATCAGGCTCTAGAAGTTCAGAACATTGACGAGATTCTCCCACCCCCGCCACAGCCGCAGCCATTAGATCCTGCCATTGAGAATGCCCGTGCTCTTATGGGAGAGATACTCAACACATTTCCCGATCAGGATCATGATGTGCATATTCGTGTGCACTTGGCGTTTACAAAGACACCGTTGGTGATGACATCACCACAGGTTATGGGTACATTCTATGCTCACATAATGGAACATGTTTCACAAAAAGCACGACAGATGGTTACTAACGAAATTGAGGCAGTGATCAGTCAGGCGCAGCTGGCGGCTCAAAGCGGTGCGATAGACCCGCAAGCCGCACAGCAACAAATTATGGAAGTACAACAGAACATGCAAGACCCTGCTCAGATGGAGCAGTTGATTTCATTGCAAATGGAAAAGGTATTGGCAGATATTTTACCTCAGTTGATGCCAACAGGAAACGATCCGATGAACGATCCATTGGTTCAGATCCGTATGCAGGAACTGGCTCTCAAGCAACAGGACTTGCAGCGTAAGACAGAGGACGATCAAGGTACAATGCTCCTTGAGTTACAGAAAATGCAACAACGTGCAACAACGGATGCTGCTCGAATGGAGAGTCAAGAAGAGATTGCGGAGAACCGTAACGAGGTGAATCGTGAGCGTATTCAAGTGCAAAGAGAAGCCGCTGCTCGAAGGAGTTAGATAGATGTCTGATAAATTACCAAAAGTAAGTATTGCTGTAGTTGGGGTTGTAATAGCCCAGATCGGTGGTTTTATTTGGTGGACTGCACAGCAAGCTAGTACAATACAGAATCTTGAAGAGACGGTGAACGTTTTGACTGTTGAGAATAACGCTACGGATAGGACAAACTTGATGCGAGATGTTGAAGAAAACAAAGAACGCATCGACGAAATTATTGATTACATTGTCGAAGTTGAAGAAGATGGCGGCGAAACGATTGACGAAATCTATGAGGAGTTTGAGGACGTTTACGAAACTCAAGAAGGTTTCCTACTACAGTTCAATCAAATCATCAAGTTACAAGCTAGAATTAAAACGCTAGAAAACACAATGGAATATCTTACAAGACGTCCTATGAATTCTGATGGTAGATAACAATGGACCCCTTAACAATTTTAGCTGGTTTAAAAACTGGTCTGGCTGCTGGTAAAACCGTAGCTGGCCTTAGTAAGCAGATAGGACAATTCTTTGACGCAACTGACCAAGCTAAGAAAACTTTACAGAAAAAAGGTATATCAAGCAAAAGCGCCAATGCTACGGCGTTGGATCGTTGGGCGAAAATTAGACAAGCAGCAGACGCAGAAGCCGAGTTGCAAGAATGGATCACCCAAACCTACGGAAGATCAAAATGGTTAGAGCTATTAAAAATACGCAAGGAAGTTCTAGCAGAAAAGAGGGAAGCGGAAGCTCAAGCCAGAAGGGATGCTATCCAAAGACAGGAGCTAATGGTCACCATAGTGGGCATAGTTGTTTTGCTTATCTTTACGTTCGTGGGAGCTACGGGATATCTTCACTACATGGGTTGGTTGGATGTAAGGGATTACTTTAGATGATTTACGTTTTAATTTTTCTACATTTTATAAGCACAGATCGATTATATTATTATCAAATAGGAACATATTCGGATAAGCAGGAATGCCTAGATCAAGCGGAAAAGGCAAAAATAATGGTGACACACAACAGCATGAAGGTGACTTGCCTAGAAGTGAACAGCCAACAATAGTAGAACGTGGTAAAAAGTTTGCAGCTTACGATAAAAATGGTAAGCTCATCATATTGGGATATAATCGAAAGATAGTACAGGATTACGCAAATGACAGAGTTCGACAAAGCTGACACAAATGGAGACGGTGTTATACAACCTGATGAGTGGGAGAAGCTACGCTTAGAAGAAAGACGTTTAGAGATAAACGACCGGGACTTAAAGAGGGACGCGGAGCGTAGATATACAGGCTTCGCACTCGCAGGAATGCTGATCTATCCGTTTATTATATTACTGGCTAGTGTGCTTGGCTTTGACCAAGCGGCAAGCTTAATTACAGACATTGCATCTGTGTATGTTATTGCTGCATCAGGTGTTGTTGCTGCGTTTATGGGGTTCAATGCTTATTCCGCAAAATCAGATAAGAAAACATCCATGAGCATGGAGGGTGAGAAATGACAAAACTTACAAAAGCTAAAAAGAAAAAGGTTAAGAAAGTTGTCAAAGGTTTGCAGAAAGCATCTAAGCTACACGCTAAACAAGCAAGACAACTTAAAAAGGTAATTAAGGTATGATAGGACAACTACTGGGACCAGTCGCTGGTCTAGCTAGTAGCTGGCTGGATGCGAAGACTACCAAGCAAGCTGCGGAAGCAAAGCTAAAGCTTACAGAAGCCGAGGCTAAAGCAAAGATTCTACTGTCAGAAAAAACTAGCGTTGCCGACTGGGAACGTATCATGGCGGAGAACAGCAAGTCATCTTGGAAAGACGAATTTTTCGTTATTGTGTTGTCAATTCCATTAATTTTGGCCTTCATACCAGGTGCCGAGGGCATTGTGGATAGAGGATTTGAACAGCTTCAGAAGGCCCCAGACTGGTATTTTTACAGTTTAGGTATTGCAATTTCAGCCTCTTTTGGTGTGAAAGGGTACAAACAGTTTGTAAGGAGAAAATGATGAGTTTCAAACTGAGTAGAAGAAGTCTTGATAGACTAGAGGGAATTGATGACGGCCTACAGGCTGTTGTTAAAATGGCAATAACACTGACCAAAACCGATTTCGGAGTGGTGCAGGGTATGAGAACCATAGAACAACAGAAGGAGTTGGTAGCCTCTGGAGCAAGCCAGACTATGAAGTCAAAGCACCTTGACGGTAAGGCTTTCGACATCATGGCGTTTGTGAACGGACGGGCATCTTGGGAATTAAATTTGTATGATGATTTGGCTGATGCAATCAAGGAAGCGGCTATACAGGTAGGCGTCCCTATTTGTTGGGGCGCAGCATGGGCTGTTCCTCAAAAGGGTTATCCTATGGATATTCGTAAGTGGGAAGGCACCATGGAAGAAGCCATGAACGCTTATATAGATCTAAGACGATCTGAAGGTAAACGTCCATTTATTGATGGACCACATTTTGAACTTATAGATTAGGAGCCAGATATGGGAACCGTTGAAACTTCACCAAGACCAAAGATTAGACCAACCAAAAGACCAAAGAAAAGACCTTCTGAAAAAGAAATAGCAGACAAAAGGATTGGTCGAATAATTGACCGTTCTAACGAAATAAAAAAACTAATAGACATAGAGTCTGAAGGTCTTTTGGATAAGACACCTTTAGTTCCTATCAAAGAGCCAACAGGAGATCCAGTTAGGGAGTTCACTTTAGGAGGTGATGTCCGACATAACACTAACAGGGGAAAAACATATTAATTTCATGGACGGTGTTGATTTCGCAAAATATATCTATAAGGTACTACGAGAGCGCGAACAAGATATTGCAAGTGCTCTCGCACATGATGCTGCCAAAGACTGGGAGCAATATAAACTCATGGTAGGTGAGATACGGGGCCTTACCTACGCCCGTGAGGAAATAAAAGCCCTGCTGGAGAACCACGTAGACGATGTCGAAGACCTTATATCTTCCTGAACATGTCGCGCAGAAAATGAACAAAGACCGGGAGGAGGCTACAGCAGCCGACTCAACGTCTGTCGAAGGCGCATATGTTGACGCGAAAGATCGCGTATTAGATCCATCACTTATAGACAAACCGTTAGCAGAACGCTTGCCTCAACCAACAGGTTGGCGTGTTTTGGTTATGCCTTATCAAGGTGCAAGCAAGACGCACGGGGGTTTATATATTCCTGATGAAATACGAGACCGTGAAGCGGTAGCCACGGTCGTAGCGTATGTTTTAAAGATTGGACCACTGGCTTACAAAGATCCCGATAAGTTCGGGCCTGACTCAGAGCCGTGGTGCAAAGAAGGCCAATGGGTATGCATTGGTCGGTATTCTGGTTCACGGTTTAAGATCGATGGCGGGGAAGTTCGTATCATTAATGATGACGAAGTGATTGCCACAATTTTAGAACCAGACGATATAAAACACGTTTAGGAGGAAAAGATGGCAGAAGAAACTATTGAAGAGCAAAAACCAGAAGAAGAAGGCGTAGAGATAGAGCTAGAAGCTCCTGAAGAATCTAAAAAGGTTGTTCAAAAACCCACGCCTGAACCAGAGATAAAGGTAGAAGTAGAGGAGCAACCAGAGGAGGTTGCCGCTTCGGAAGAGCCTAAAGATGAGGTGGATGAATACGGAGCTAAAGTACAAGCTCGTATAAAGAAACTCACAGAGAAGTATCGCAAGGAAGAGCGTGATCGTGAAGAAGCGGTACGCATGGCGGAGAAACTTTTACAAGAGAATAATAAACTAAAGTCTCAGGTTAAGAACTTAGATAAAGGTTACGTTAGCTCCGAAGAGGCTAGATTGGAATCGGAAGTAGATTCCTTGAAACGTCAATATAAAGAGGCGTATGACACTGGAGATACGGACGCAATGTTCGCTTCACAGGAGGCTTTATCTAAGGTTGCGGTGGTACAAGATCGTGTCCGTTTGGCAAAAGATCGACTAGATCGAGAGCAAAATGTAGACGAACAGCCGCAACAACAGGCCGCTCCACAACCCCAACCAGAAGCAAAACCAGATCCTAAAGCAGAGGATTGGGCCAATAAAAACGATTGGTTTGGGGCCGATGAGGTCATGACTTACGCAGCGTTTGGGATACATAAAAAGCTTGTCGAAGAAGAAGGGTTTGACCCGAACACCGATGAGTATTATACTGAGGTAGACAAACGCATTCGTTCGGAGTTTCCACAGAAGTTCCAAACAGCGAAGAAAACGGGTGGAGCACAGGTCGCACCTGCTGCCGCTTCAGCAACCCGCAGTACTGCAAAACAGGGGCGCAGGTCGGTGAAACTATCACCATCACAAATTGCGATGGCGAAACGTTTAAACGTACCGCTAGAAGAATACGCTAAATATGTGAAGGATTAAGCTTATGGCAGATAGAACACCACGTAAAACCACCACACGAGAGGATGACTCTCGCAGAAAACCATGGGCACCGCCCAGTCACCTTGAAGCACCAGAAGCCCCTCCGGGTTATGTGCATCGCTGGATTCGAGTCGCAATGCGTGGCGAGGAAGACAAAATGAATGTCAACTCCAAGCTACGTGAAGGATGGGAACCCGTCCGTAAAGATGAGTATCCAGACTATGAAGCACCCACTATCGACGAAGGTCGTTACGAAGGTGTGATTGGACAAGGTGGTCTGATGTTGTGTCGAATACCTGTTGAAACAGTAGAGGAAAGAACTGCTTATTACGGGGGCAGAACCCGCGAACAGATGACTGCTGTAGATCAGGACCTAATGAAGGAACAACATCCTTCAATGCCGATTCAGAATGATCGGCAAAGTCGTGTAACTTTTGGAGGTTCTCGTAGAGACTCCAATTAACTTAAAGGATTGCTGATATGGCAAATACTAATGGCGCATTCGGACTTCGTCCGATTGGTGTGGTCGGTCAGGCTGCAAACACCACTGGTGCGACCGAGTATCGTATAGCAGCCGGAAACACAAACGCGATCTATCAAGGTTCTCCTGTTATACCGCTTGCTGCTGGTGTCATTGACATCGTTGGCGCGGCTGCTGGTGGAACTGTAGGTCTCGTAGGTGTGTTCTGGGGTTGCGAATACGTTTCGTCTACCACTGGTGAGAAAATTTTTTCTAACTACTGGCCCGGTTCTGGCGCGGATACTAATCATCCCGTCAAAGCTTTCGTGTATGATAATCCATTACAATCATTTGTGATCTGTTCAGACGCTTCACTAACAAGTGAATCTGCTGCACGAGCACATGTGTTTGCTAATGCTAACTTTGCAACAGGTGCCTCTGGTTCAACAACCACAGGTATTTCTTCTGCTAAGTTGGGTGTCAGCACAATCGCCACCACTGCAAACTTGAATTTGAGAATAATGGGCATCCAAGATGACCCTGAAAACTCAGACTTCACTGCGGCTGGTATCCCTGTAATCGTTCGTTTAAACAACTCCTTCAATTCACCGAATGGTGCTATTGCAGGTGGTACTGTTTCAACGACTGG